AGTAGGAGCAGGGTTGTTAGCTTCAAACGCATTACCAGAGAAACCAGTAATATGATCTTCTAAAGCTTTAACATACTCAGGTCCTTCAGCAAAAGTACCGATTGATGTAGCTACTGGATCATCAGAATATAAATCTGTTGGAGCAGAACCACCTACGATAGCTTCGTAAATTGCTTCATAACCTTCTTCACCTTGAGCAAAAGCTCCAGTACCATCTGTAGCTCTACCTCTTACACGGAAGATTGGGAAACCGTCGATTCTAGACTTACCAACATATGTTAATTCATATGCAGCATTAGTACCAGTACCAACATAGTATTTAGTATCTACAACAAACGCTTGACCTGATGCCAAGTTAGTATCTACTTTAATTAATAGAGGAGCAGAATCGGTAACTTTACCACCAGCATCTGTTACTCTACCTCCACCATATACAAAGTCTAGGTAAGTAAGAACTCCCATTGGGCCTTGCATTGGTACTACAGGAACTAAGTCTAAACCTACAGTCTGAGCAGCAACCTGCATAGCAAGTGGAAGCAAAGAAAATGGTCTATCACCAGATCCAGTATTTTGTCCTTGGAATGCATTCATGGTAGTTGGGTCAGCTGGAAAAGCCGGCGCATTCATACCTTGAACATTCATATTAGGATTTAAGTGTACAGTATTATATACACTCTCATTAAGGTTATGGTAGTGACAGTACTTAGACATCCAAGATAACTTAGACTTTTCAGTAATACCAGTAGCCTCCTCAATGATAGGGCCCCAGGTCTTTTGAACCTCAGCCTCGTTGATTAATTGATTTGCGTACATTTTATTTTGTATTTTTTTCGCATTTTGGAATTTTTCAATTCCGGTTTTTTAATCGCCTCGGTCCTTTTCTTCTTGACCATTCGATTAATATCTTTTAGATTAAACAATTATCTATTTAATCTGAATTTCATTTTTTCTACTAAGTCATTTCTAAAAGATTCATTTACTAATGGCTCTTTAGTGTTTGCAGACTCGGCAGCAGTTTTACTTTCATTAATTGTTTCTGTAACCATTTGAGAACTTCTTAAGTCTCGTGTTGCCCAGAAATTATTAATTCCATATTGATTACCTACAGGGTGGAACCTAGATTCCGAAATAATTTGTTGTTGTCTTGCCTCAGAAAGGTTATTCCATTTTTCTTTAAACTTTTCTGGCATATCAGTAACAACATCTAATTCTCTTTTCTTTTCAACAAAATTAGATTCCCAAATATTTTCAGCCTGTATAGTTGACATAATAGGTTTAGCATTCATAGATTCTACAATCATAGCTTGCTTCTCTTCAGATAAAGAATTAAATTCATTCTTTTTAGATTCACCTAAGAAATTCATAAAGTGCATTTCAGATAAATTTTTAGTTTCAGCAGCTGAAATAAGTTTATTTAATTTTTCTTCAATTGAATCTTTATAGTTTTCTGATTCATGAGCTTTACCACACGATTCGTACATTTCTTTTAATTTTCCTTTATCTGCATCTGGATACTTTTCGCAAACTTGTTCGTATGTCATGCCTTCATTAGCACATTTCTGTACTTCTTCCATTGTTGGCATAGCACCTTCCATTTTACCATATTCATTAACTGTACCTTCATTAATTGATTCAGCATTAGGAGTGTTTACATTTTCAGCAATATACTCAGAATATTTAATACTCTTTTCTAATCCTTCTCCAAGATATTCAGAATAAGCAATATTTTGATCAACCTTTTCAGCAACATATTCAGAATAATCAATACTTTTTTCTAAGTTTTCAGCAACATAGTTAGAATATTGAATTCCTTTGTCAGCCATTTCAGCTACATGTTCAGCATATTGAATACTTCCATCAAGTTCTTCAGCTAAGTAAGACGCATAGTCTTTAATTGAATTTACATTCTCTGCCAAATAGTCAGAGTATGAAATGTTCTTATCAAGATTCTCAGATAAGTATTCAGCATAATCAGTAACCTGATTTACTTTCTCCGCAATATGTTCAGAATACTTAATAAGTTTTTCCATCACCTCATCATTATTAGAGTTGGTTGATTCTTTAACGTTACTTAGAACTCCAGATACATATTCCGTGTACTTTTGAAAATCTTCAACAGTTACAAAATTATTATTTTCCATTGTTAGATCTTTTTTATTATCGGTGTTATTTTCAGTTTCTTCCATTTCATAAATTAAAATACCATCATCATTACTAAAACCAAAAGATTCATTTACTCTTGATAACTCAGCATTCTCAAAGCCAGGATCTGCTACTAAGTCATAAGTAAAAAACTTTTTAATTTTAACCTTTCCACTTTCATCTACTGTACCAGCAGCTCTACTTGAAATATGTAAAGGGATGCCATCTTTAATAAGGGCTTGTGCCTCCTTACCTTTAGATGTATTTAATAATCTGATTTTACCAATAACTTGTTTTTTATCTTTATCATAATCTAAAGATTCAACAACGTGAGAGACGTTAGCCAAACTAACATCAAAATCTTTAGGGTGGTCTAATTCACCTAAAAGCTTATTGGTTTTAACTTTTTCTTGTAATTCATTAATATGAGGCATTACTTCCTTTTCCTCATATATTCTGTTATTCTTGTTACGAACACCAAATTCAGTAAAGACACCTTCTAATACAACTGAACCGTCATCGGCTGTAGTTATATCTAAATTTGATTTTGCTCTTTCAAGAATCAATAATTTTTTTCCTGACATTTTCTCTAGTTATTTGATTTATATATTACAATCTTTGTGGAGTTTTTATCCAAGTCCTGCCAATGGATCTTCATCAGCAGCTCCTTCTTTCTTCTCCGGTTTAAAATCGGCCTTATCTGCACCTAAAAGGATCTTTTCAATATCTTCCTCAGAGTAATTCTCTTTCTCTAAATCAGCTCTTTCTTTGGCTCTTGCATTTGCCTTAAGGTCATCTCTCGTAAACCCACCATATCTCTTAACCAAGAATCCTAAATCGAAGTATGGAATTTCCTCCATTTCTGCTGTCATAGTACTTAATTGAGTTTTTAGGTTACCAATAAAATCAACTCTTTTTGTTTGTAACTCCATTTCTTTCATCTCCTCAAAAACATTATCTTTTACAAAATCAAGTCCTAAACCAGATTTAAATGATACATCATTTTTTAATTCAGGATGATTAAGACACATTTGAAGATACATTGGTTTTACTAGTATTTCCTGAAATATGGATCTTAAGCGATCTACAAATTTAGAAAATTTAATTTCATCTCTTAACATACCACTGGCATCCATATCATATGTATTACCACCTTCTTTATCAAATCTTGAGAAAGGAATTTTTGAAGCCATTTTTAATCTATCAGCAAAATACTTAAGAGATTCAGTATCTCCTAAATCAGGACCATCACCTCCAATTGTACTAATCTCTGGTGATTCCCCATCCTTTGAAGGTAACCAATATTCTTTATTGAATGGCATCATTGGTTTTCCGTTAGTTACAATTTCACCACTCTCTTGATTAAAATCAACCACCTCTCTATATGAATTCATTAACTGTGCAAGTGATTGCTTTGCTCTAGTTTTAGATTTACCACCAACTGGTATAATAAACTGAGTTTTAAATGAAGCATTAGAAACAGCCCAAATAATTCTAGTTGTTTCCATAATTCTTAAAAGATTAAACGATCTTATTAATCTCTCAACATAAGATATTCTCATTGGTGAATTTACCTGGGAGTATGAAAGGTAAATAATTTGAGAATCCCAAAGTTTTCTTTCCTTTGCACCTTGACCTTTATATTGTACCCATTGTTTCTTTCCAGTGTCAGTATCAATACCAGGCATTAAGGAAATAGGATCCAATTCTTTAAATCCTATAATCTCCGTTTGTTTATCATTATAAACTATTTCAAAGGCAAGGAATCCATCAACTAACCATTTCCTAAAATAATTCCAAGGCTGTACTGAATCATTAAAACCAAAGTAATTATAGATATTATTGTATACATCACCTATTTCATCTTCTATAGAAGCAGCAATATGACCATTAAAATGAGAGTATGCCATATAATTAGATTCATCAAATACAATTGCCTCATCTGTAATTACATCTAAGATATCTTCTATTTCATCTTGTACTGCATATTGTCTAAGCTCATCTCTCTTTCTTTCATAATCTTTATCAAAAATAGAAATGTTTTTCTTAAGTGTAGTATCAGTTAATGAAAGTGCCGCAAATGCTCCATACATATCATCAGCATCTGAGCCCATAGGATTAAACGTATAACCCATTTGGTTTTCAGTAAAACCTACTGCACGTGAATTACGAATGATCATATCATCGTATGCCATGCCTAAATTAGAAAGATCTTTTAAAATTTTTCTAACTGGGTTACCAGTACTTAAGGGTCCTCTTCTATCAGTAAAACCTGCCATATTGTTTTATCTTTTATTGTTTATATATTCTTGTAATATAATGCTTGTGCCTCATTTATATTTCCTCCAAAGAAATGGTTTTGATTGTTAACGGCACCTATATACCAATCTTCATATCCTAACATTCTTGGTTTTTTAATTCTATCCATTCTATACTGTCTAATAGCATAGGTTATATTATACTTTCTACCTAATGAAGACTTTAAGTTTTCATATGTAAATTGACTTAGTACGGTTTGTGATTTAGGTTTACCTGGAGCCTTCTTTATTGCAGATTGTATAGTACCCTGAAATGATTTAACTACATCATTAAGAAATGGAATTCTAGCTTCATAAGGAATGTAATGTAAATTTAAACCTAATTGGTGATTATCTATACTTTTACCTAAACCTAAAACAATAGGATAAGTATCATAAAAAGTTTCATCAGGTGTAAAATATTGAAAAGAATACATTTTACCATTTTCTAATGTTCCTTTCCCACTACTTCCTATTTTATTTAAATCTTTATCAGATGCTTTAGATGCCCCACCTCTACCTTTATTTTCAGTAAGGTAAACATTTAAGTCTTTTTGAAATGATCCTTCTATTGCCATTAGAATAATTTTGAATCTTCGGTTAAAAGCATTACTTTAAAGTTTCTCTGTTTTGCAGCTTTATTTAATGCTTCAGTTTTACAAAGGTTTCTAACATATGTTTCATAACCATACTGAAAGTTTTTTAATGCCTTTGCTGTTTTTCTCTTTGGTGGTTTAGGTTTTTGTAATTGTGCCTTAGGTTTTATTTCTACTACATACTCTTCAATAATACCTTCCTTATTCATCTTAACATAAAAGTCTGGGTAATAATTATGAAACTTTTTATCTAGCATATTAAAATACTTTATTGAGAATGGCTCAGATATCCAATTTATTACCTCTTCATTATGATCACACCAATGACAAAACTTTCTTTCCCAACTGCTTCTGTATATAATAGGACCTGGTCCCATATACTTTTTAGGATTATGTGGTTTATAATAACCTTGCTTAAATCCTGATTTTGCAGTTGGTTTTACTTTCTTTATACTCATTAACTTTAAATAGTGTAAATGCCGTCACTATCCGCACTACCATTAATTGATACAGTACCAGCATATTTCTTTGGATGTAATTTATTCCACACTTTTGCAAATCCTCTTTTAGCTATTTCAGTAAAATAAGCAAATGCATTAGTACTTTTCTCTGGATTAAAATTTCTCCAATATCTATAAAGATCCATATAAGCATAAGCTATACAATCTTGTCTATCATCAGGGTTTGCATATGATAATTTTCTAGAACATTTATCTGCTAATAACATTAGGAACTCTAATGCCTTTGGTGTTAGTTCTCCCTGTTCTTTAGATATAATAATCTGTTCAAGGAGATCTCTATTATTTAAGTAATTTCTTTTTCTTGCCATTCCATAAAGGTTTTATTTATTATTATATACAAAAAAAGCCGATAGTTTATTATTGACTACCGGCCTTTTAGTTGGGGTGTGTATAAAATTATATCTTAACGTTAAGTTGACCTTTAGGACAAATTGTAGTTTTTCCAGATTTAGGATCAATACATTCTAATGAATCATTATCACCTAATGAAGTATAGTCTTCAGCACTTACCATAACTTCTTGACCTTTTCTAAGACCATTTCCGTTCTTATTAATTTCAGCTTCAACGAAACCGTCATTTAAATAATCGTTACGACTTTTTTTTTCTGTTAAAGATTTTACATTTAATTTTTTAGGTTCACCTTTCTTTTTAAGTTCATCTTCAATATCTTCAGCTCTATCTTCATCAACCGATTCATCTTTCTTATCCTCATCTTCTTCTTCATAATCTTCACCGTCATGAGTTTTAGATTTATCGCCTTTATTTCCACCTAAAACAACTCTGTCATAAGTTTCTTGTAAAGATTTTTCAAACTTAGAAATTTCTTCTTCTAATAAATTCATAGCTTCAGTAAGTTCTTCAGTTTCACCAAGCTTATCAATAGCTTCTTTAACTTTAGTCTTCTTTTCTTCCAAGAAAGATATCTTGTCAGAAATATCAGATCTTTCTTTTTCTATTTTAGCAACTTCATTATTTTCAGCAATTAATCGCTCAGAAAGAATTGGGCTAGCATCATAATTAATAAATTCTTTTACTAATTTAACAGTTTCTGTTGCAGATTCTACTAATATCATTTCATTTAAGTGCATTGCAGAATTTACCTTATTAACATAGATACCTTCTTGAACAGCAATCATAGTTAAAAACAAATTAGTAAATTCATTTGAAGTAATATTTGTAAAATTATCCATTTCAGCAAGAAGATCAACAGATTCAAAGAACTTACATACATTATCAATTTTCCATTGATTTCTATAACCAAAGAAGTTAAGAGCCATTAAAGATTCTTTTAGTTCGATAATACTTGCATTACTTAAATCAGTTTCTCCTAATTTTAAAGTACCTTCAGATAAATTGTATTCTAATGTTTTATTATTACCTTCACCGAAAGTTATTAAAGTACCATTAATATTTTTAAACATTCCTAAACCTTCTAATACATCGAAGAATCTTGGATCTTTAACTTCAGCTTCAGTAATTGATTTTCCATCAAAGTTATAATTCTTTCCATGTAAGTGGAATGTTAAACCATTTTCAGATTCTAAAACTGGTGAAAGGATTGTAGAAATTATTCCTCCTCCATTTGCAGTAGCTTTATTATCTTCAGCTTTCATTTCATTAATGATTGACTTACAATCTAATGACCAAGGGTTTTTTGCAGCAATTGCAGAAAATTTAGATTTAATAGAATCAGAAGATTCTGAAAGTAAACCTTCTAAATCAGTTACTAATCCTTCATATAATTTTCCTCTTTGTGTTTTTGTTCTTTCAATAGCCTCAGATATTCTGAAAGACCATTTAGAATCAGTATAAGCACCTTCAATATAAGATCTTAACTCATTAACTGGATTTAACCATTGTGAAGATCCTAAATTTCTATGAAGATCTTTTGCAATGCTAAACTTAAGCATAGGATTAACACTGTTTTCTATCTCTTCACTGATTACTTCAGTTTCTTCGTTTTTAAATCTCATAGGAAATGCCTTCAGAGATTCTTCTAAAATGTTAAGGGCATTCTTAGCAGTATAAGAAGTTCTCGAATTATCCGAGTTCATTTCCTTTAAAGCCTCAATGCTCTTCATAACATTTTCGTGCAGTTCAGCAATTGTAAATTTCATTTTGTTATGATTTTTTTGTTTATTATTATTTTCTGTAATTTGATTTCCTTTGAAGGCATTAATTGCACTCATTCCTAATTGTTGAGGTATACCCATACCTACAAGAATTGCAAGTACTTGTGAGTCTGTCATTGGACCACTTTCAATAACCTTACCATTTTTACCATCTAGTTTTGTTTTACCACTCTGGTTAAATAAAACACCAACAATATCAATTAATTGTTGGTTAGGTGCATTAAGGTAAGGTGCATCAGTATTTACGCCAGCTTGTTTCTCAATTGAACCATCAACGTAAACTTGAGTTTGACCTTCTTTAATAACTTTTTCCATATTATAGAATTTGATTTGTTTTATATATTCTAAGATCTTAGAGTTAATTATCCTTCGTCACCGTTAGCATTTCTATAAACCTTACTAGCATCTGTTTCTGTAGGTGATGGAGAAGAATCTATCTCCCTTTCATCATAAGGACCGCCTACTTCCTTATTTGTTATAGTGTTATATCCTTGATTACTTAATAGGCTTTCAAACGGAGCAACTTTTAAATCAGTATCCGTGAATTTAAAGGTTTGGAATACTCCACCAAAATAAATTCCCATATTGCCATTATCATCACATCTTAATTGACCTACACCAACAGCATCAGGATTAAGCCTAATAGCTTCTTGTGTTATATAGTCTATTTCTGGTAAAAGAATACCGCTTTCAAACACTGGCATAAATGATCTTAATTCCATATCAAAGGTAACCTGAAATTCTTTCTTGTCATTTAATCCCCATTCAAATAATCTATCTTGTGAAAAATCTTCTGGTACTGACATAGATGCATTAACTCTAAACATTCCTAAATCAACGTTAAATAATGTACCTTTGTAAAGCTTGCTCATTATAGCTTCAGTTACCTTTAACATTTCCAAATTATTTGAACATATAATAGTTACACCGAAACCTACAGTAACAGGTAAAAAATTTGTCATTAAAGAAAATGTCTTTAATACACCATCCCATTCTCTAACAAACTCAGCTCTTGTAAATTTGTTTGTTTGCTCATCTGAATTAATAGACATTGAATTCATTTGAATAATACCCCTAGGTACTACTTCATAATCACCTATTGCCTTGCCTTCCTTTTCGGCATCAAACATAAAATTATCTAAAAGAAACCTTTCATTACCGGATATTGAATAGAAAAAAGGTACTTCAATCTTTTTTAAAGTATCTTCATCTACTTGGTTATAATAATAAACCTTTTTACTTAATTCGGCAAGCATACCTACTACTAGGTATCTGAGAATAGTGTTATCTTTATTAAATTCTTGATTATATGCTGACATTCATTGGTCTTTGTTTATATACTATTTATCCAATAGATTCAATGTTAAATTCACTAAAGCCTGCATCCTTGGTAATTTCAATCTTTTTATCAAAATATTCGCTCGGTAAAACTGTATGGTTGATAACAAAGGTATTAAGGCCTATATCTTGAATAGTATTATGAAGTATATTAATTATATGGTGGACACCATCAGAGTCAATAGAAGAGAAGATTTCATCTAAAAATAAAATATTTAGAGATGGGAACCTAACTTTAATCATTTTCATTAATGCCATAATAATTACAAAATCTACTTTCTTCTTTTCACCTGTACTCAATGTCTTTGGGCTTATTTCAGTTCCTAGATGATGGAGAGAGCAATAAAACTTTTCATTAAATCTAATACCAAAAGGTATACCCATTTCTCTTCCCATCAAAAGAATATGATTATTAAAAGAAGGGAGTATAGATCTTACTGCTAAATTCTTAATACCATTTTCTCCCATTATGTTTTCTAAGATAGTTAAATAATAATCCTCACCTTCACTTTTAAGCTTACCGGTAGTTTTATCATCTTTACGAACTTTAAAGTCTTTTACTAATTGCTTAAGGTGTGTGGATGATTCTGATTCATCTTTATCTGCCATTTCAATTAACTTATCTTTAATGGCTTCCATTTGAGTTTCTAATTGACCAACCTTAACATGAATCTTTCTTCCTTTTTGTCTTAAGTCAACCAAATCAGCTTCAGCCTTTTCAGCATCTGCTTTTATTTGATTCCATTCAGTAAATAAAGAATCTAATTTTTCTTCCTTTTCTTTTTTAATATCTAAATGAAAATCAGAGTTAAGAGGAGCTGTACATGTAGGGCATGCATTATTTTCATAAAGCTTAAGCTCCTTCTTAACTGTATTGATTTTATTATTTAAGGAAGATTTTTGATTATTCTTTTTTCTAGAGTTCTCATCTAATTTTTCAAGGTTTATTTTTGTCGCTGCTGTTAAGTCTTTTAGTTTTTTTCTATTTACATTTAATTCTACTAATTTCTCTTTAAGCAATTTAATCTTTTCAGCATCTTTAGATTTACTTACCTTTTCAAATTGTTGAATTTTTTCAATAACCGATTCTATAGATTCATTAAGGGTACGAATTTCATCTTCATATGTTCTGATTTCCTCAATAATTGATCTCCTCTTTTCTTTAACAGCTTCAGCCATTTCATTAATAATAGAAAAACCAAATATCTTATCAATGATTCTTTTCTTATCATACGGAGACATTGTTATGAATGACTTAAAATCATTCACAGATAAAATAATTACATTCTTAAATACGTGATATGGGATTTCATAAATTTCGGTTTCTAAAAAATCCTGAAGATTTACTTTACCTGCAACATCATATTCAGAACCATTTATTTTGACATTAAAAATACCTGGATTAATTCCTCTTTCTATTTCAACAGTATTATTTTTAGATTCTAATTCTATTCTACCCCAAAGAGCACCGTTTACTCTGTTAGGTAAATCTTTTAATGTAGATCCTTCAACTTTACCATAACATAAATATGTAATTACTTTAGCAAGTGTACTTTTACCTGCACCGTTTCCACCAAGAACTAAATAAAGATCACTTTTATCTTTATCAAATTCTATTACCTGAGTTCGGTTTCCATAACTTGCAAAGTTTTTAAATTCTACTTTTTTAATCTTCATAGTTAGGTGATAATGTTCTTTTGTATAGTTCTTGCACAGATGTCTTTAATCTGTCCTTTAAATCTTCTTCATATTCCAAAGAATTAATATATTCGGCAGCAATATTCATTAGGTTAAGCTCTCCGTTAAAATCAGACATTTCCCCATCTTCTCTATCATAAGGATTTTCCTCATCATAAATTCTTGGCTCTAATTTTCTGGCAACACCGTCAAGATAATCCATAAACATATTAATGTTATACTTTCCTAATACATTTGAAGGTATAAAAACATCTACAAAATTATCCTTAATTTCATTCTTTATATCATCCATACGCATCTCCAAGATATCATTAATATAATACCTTATAAATTCTGGACTCCTTTTATTCATAAAGAATTGGTGCTTTCCAGTTTCTAAATCTAATAAGTATATACCTTTTTGATTACCTCTATCAGATCTAGTCATTTGATAAGGATTACCTACCAAAACAAAATTCTGTTTATCTTGCCTATAGTGAATATGACCAGAGTATACTCTTTTAAATCTTTTAAAGATACCTACTTCATTACCACCTTCATGTAAATGTTTTGTACTTGGACTAGTCTGAACACCTCTCGTTTCAGTATGACAAAACATATAATCAATTTTTTCCTTTATTGAATCTAATGTTTCCTTTTCATGTTTATGATCTCTTCTCCAAGGCATCAGTAAACATTTAGTATCTCCGTATTGTAAAATCTTAGGTTCTTTATGCACCGTAACATTAGGAATATATTTTAAACAATCAACAGATGCAATTTCATTTGAATTCTTTCTCATTATATCATGATTACCTACAATGATATGTACATCTGGAAATATCTTTCATAATTCTTCAAATACTCTGATTGCCAAATCCTGTGCAGCTAAATTAACACTTTGTCTATTATCGAATACATCTCCTAAGTGATAAAGAACATCACCTTTCTTATATTCTTTTTTAACCAAAGGTATAAAAAAGTTAAAGAAATAATCTTCAATAATATTAAGCCACAAAACAGAATTTGATCTACAACCTAAGTGTGAATCACTAACCATCCAAACTCTTGCCATATTAAAATAATTTTCGGATTTTTCTTTTCTCTAGGATATTATACTTATCATCTAATTCTTTAATAAGTTCATCCTTAAATTTGTTAGAAAGCGAATTATAAAATTTATTTGGAAATACATCAAAGTAATCTGATATAACACTAAATAAATCTACTCTTGTATAGCCTTCACCTAAATGTTCAATAATAAAAGAATATACTCGATTTATTTGTACTTTATTTAATTTCTTAATAACACCTTCTGGTGTTGCTTCGTTTAAATGCTCATATTCACTCCCTTTAATAATCTTATCAATTTTCTTAATAAGTAAATCATAATGCATCTTATCATCAGGATCCATACTGTCCCCATAAGTTGCGGCAACAGTAAAGTTTACTTTATTTTCAGTTATGTCTTGATCACCATAAGTGTTATTAAAAATTTTATCTTTATCTGCTAAAGACTTCTGAATAGGTTTGCCATTCTCATCTAATTTTGGTTTTTTCTTTTTACCCCACATATTTTTATTTTAATTTATATCATCAGTTTCAGTTAACCTCATGTGCTCGTAATCAATATTGAACCTACACCTGGTACCTTTACCTTGACCATCTCTAATTTTTAATACCTTTAACCAATACTCACGATTTGCATGCATCATAGAATCTTGGATAAGAGCATACATAACATCTGCTGTATGCGCAAGACCTGCAGATTCTGCAATGTTTTCCATTCTTACTTCAGTGGCATCCCATGCACCTCTATTAATTTGAGTTGCAGAAATAACCAACATATCTCTCTTAACCGCTAAGGCACGAAGATCCTCAGCAATTTGTTTAATTTTCATATAAGTATTTTCTGTATTAGGATTTCTATAATTTTCAAGAATGTTAATATAATCAACAACTAATACATTTACTTTATGATCTTGTGCTTCTTCTAAATCCTTTAGGTAAGCTTCTATATCTAAAACTGTACCTTGTGAAGTTGGCATTTCTTTTACAAAAAGTTTACCTGGTGGTAATAAACCTCGAGATATTTTTTCAAGGCGTCTTTTCATATAATCTCTATTACCAGTCTTCTCATCATATTGTGGCATTGGTATACCTAATAGATTTGATCCTATCCTTTTTATTACCTTTTGTGCCGACATTTCTGCCGATATGAAAACTACATTATGACCCATTCTAACAAAATTAGCAGCATCATTTGCCAACCAAATAGATTTACCAATGTTCTGTTCACCTGCATAAACGATAAGAGATTTAGTATCATAACCACCACCTGAAACATTATCAACGAATGTCCATCCTGTTTCAATTTTTTTAGAAGTTCTTTGGATATGATCCTCAGGGTTAAAGAAGTCTAAACCTACATCGGTATCAAAATTTAAAGATCCGTCAGTAGAGATCATACCGATTGCACGAGTTACAACATCTTCAACATTTTCAGGTGATACATCTTGTGTCTTAACATATTCAATAGTTCTTACTAACTGTTTATCAAAATGTTTCCACTTAACCCAGGATTCACCGGTTCTCTTTAACCAATCCTGATCATATTCATTAATATTAATATCATATATGCTAGATACAATATCATCTGGTATTTCATTTGGATCATCTTTTATTAAGGCCTTCATTTGTTCTCTTGAAGGACTTTCACCAAAATCAACATAAAACTTTTTTGATAATTTTGCTATATGATCTAAATCATTATTGGAAAAGAAGCCTGGACCAGTACTTTTTAAATAATGTGGCTTTTTAAGAAAGTAATTAAAAAATATTTTTTCGTGATCTGTACTGGAATTCATCTTTGTTTATTTTTATATAGTAAAAACTATACTTAGTTTATGTATGTACTTAATTCATCTAAATAAGAAGATAGCGATTGTTTTCTAGTCTTATCTTTATTGTAGTAAATTGAAGTAGTTTGATTATTTACTTTTTCTGCCAATATCATTTCACCATGATGTAACCATTCAGTAAATTGATTATACCCTAATTCTTGTAACGTAGTGAGTAATTTAGTTCTTAATTTAACAACAGTGTTATTATCCCAAGGCTCTTTACCTGGGTACCAGCTTTCAAATAGAATAGGAGGATTGTTACTTTTCTTAATAGTTTCCTTGGCACCTAAAATTACATTTTCTTCAAACCCTTCAACATCTATTTTAATAAAACCAACATCACCTATATTTAAACTATCTATAGTTCTTACTTCTATCTCTTCGGTGTTTACTTCGTCTATTTGTACAGCATCCAAATCCAAAAATCCATCCAATCCCCCTTGGCCATCATATTTACTCGTTCTCTTATAAAATGTTAAGATATTATTACTATCTCCTATTCCGAATCTATGAGTATTAACAGTGTCATGTAAATCCTTAACGGCAATGTTTGCACAAAGATAATTAAATGATTTAGAATTAGGTTCAAATGCATATGTCTCTTTAAAGAAAGGTGCTAAATTAAATGACCACATACCATGATGAGCACCGACATCCAAAAATATTTTACTCTTATTTGCAATATATTGAGAGTCTCCACATTTAATACTGTTAATCATACCAGCTTCGGCATTATATACATCGTTAGCATATAACCATTTTGCATAGTTTCTATCACTTATGAAATACCCATTAGTATCTAATTCTACTATACTCTTTTTATAATTATAAAACCACATATTATTTTATTACTTTATTTTATTCATAAGGATTTACGACTACTTCATATGTAGTGTAAGCAGAATTAGATAATGATACTTTAATAATTTTATCATTTCTAAGTTGCATAATTATTGAATTAGCCTTTTCATCAGAAAGACTATATTTTTTTTGTAAAGAAACATTAGTGAATTTGATCTCCTTTGCTACTTTACCACAATAATCACGTATTAGTTCATATATGATATCCTCAGCGTCTGGATAGTTTGGTAATGTTGTATGATTTCCTAATACGTGCTTTACTTTAAGTTTCGCAGTATTAAGACTTTTCTTCAACATCGGCTTCTAACATTTCGGTTAAGTTTTCAACATCTATTTCTTCACCATATTTAAATTTATCGGCTACTATAGGCTCTAAAGATTTTAAGACATCTTCAGTTAAAACTTCGGGTGTAAATAATTGATTAAGTTCAACTGTATCATTAAGGTGCTTTACACAAATCTTTCTAGCGGTTGCTGCTGGTTGAAAATAAATAGTAACTTCTTTACCATCCTTTTCATATGTATGCTCTCTACACTCAGCCTTTCCTGGATCGGTTAATTTATTAAAAGCATTTGCATTTATAAACCTACCTCTTTCAACACCACAAGTATCCCAACTAATATATTCTTCTAAACCAATATAAGGATTCATACCTTTATTGAAAGAAATGTGGAATTTAATGTTAGTAGGTTTAGCAAATCTATTTTTATTTGGTTTTGCAGTTACAATGATTCCTGTTTGTTCTATACCTTCCTTAAGTTTTGCTTTACCTAAAAATAAGATAATAGAAGCAGCATACTCAGGACCAGTACCACCACCCCCTACTTGCCTTGAAAATAGATCTTGTGTTTGGTAAGTATGATTTGTAAACAGGAAAGGTATTTTACAAATTCCAAATTGGGTCATAATAATTCGGAAGGTAGATTTAAGAAGTTTGGCTCTTGTCATATCAGCCTTACTGCTGCCTGTTTTAGCATCATCAATTTCTTTTTGAGTTGCCAAGTTACCTGCAGAATCTAACACTACCATAATTTTAGGTAAAGCAATACCTTTTGACTTTTGTTCAATTAGTACATCGGTAATTGCAGTTACCGAGGTTCTAAATTCTTGTACGGTATTACATGGCTCATATCTGAATTTCTTTGGATCAATTCCAAATTTTTCTACTAATCTTTTATCTACAGCATTTTCAGAATCATAAAATACAATACTATACCCTTGCTGCTGTGCCTGTTTGATTGCATTAAGGATAAGATAAGTTTTACCCGTACCAGAAGGTCCGGCTAATGCAACTGCCCTATTATTAGGATATCCACCAAACAGAGAACCTGTTAAGCATGCATTAAGATGAAAGTTACCTGTTGGTATATAATGATCAATTTCTGAAATTGTAGATTTATCTAACGTTTCTCCATACGTGGAGTGTTTTGACATTTCCTTGTTTAAATCTGCGAATGAAAATTCTTTTGCCATATTAAGTTTTTATTTTATTATTATATAGAAAAAATAAGATTTGTTTAGTCTATTAATTTATATTTCTTGGATTCTTTTTGTAGCCAATTATCTAATCCTATCTCAAATCTATTTGGTTGCCTATGAGATCTTGTTTGGTATTCATGTAAGACTGCCAATTTTTCTTTAATTTTACCGTATGAACCTCCCCAAAGATCTTTAAGTAATTCAAAATCATATTGAGCTCCTTCTGCCTTTTGAAACTTTCCAATATCTAACGGTCCTCTACTTACACTCCTTAGTGCAAGAGAACATACAAAATATGCTTCATGATAATCACCTCTCCATGAATAGAAATTTGATAACTTTAAGTAACCTTCTGGTCTAGTAGGATCTGCATCAATTAATCTATGCCACATTCGCCGCTCACAAATATCCCTTCCTCCTTTCGCTGCAACACAACTACTTACCATAAAATATGCATTATACTGTTCATCTTTATCTTTAGTATATTCACACGCTCTTAAATATAATCCTAACGCAGAAGCATATTGATTTTCCTGATAATAGGTCTCTGCTAAATTAAAAGCATTTTTACTATCAAATGGATTATTTATAAAATCATATAACTCCTTTCTTTTTGAGTAAGTATATTTTTTAATAGGCTGAGGTTTATTATCACTGAACCCAATAATATATTCCATTACATCTGGTGGCATTTGTAGAATAAATTGAGTATTATCCTGAAAACCGAAAGGAATTAAAAACTTTTCACCATCAAATGCCATACCGCATGTAAATTCTATCCTAGCGGTCATAAAATCAAACTCTGGGCTAATGTGTTTAATATTCCAATCTTTATCCCACATTACGATCCTATGATAATATATAGAATCTTTTCTATCCTCAGGGGTAAACCATAAATCTACTTCATGAATAATAGCAATCCAATGATCTTTATACTTAATGACATTGGACGAACCTCTCATATCTCTTTTTGTTTTGATGTGAGGTTGTTCTACAAGTTTTATTTGTTCAGACGTACCTTCTATGGGATCAATTTTAACTATCTCAGTAGGATTTGCCCACTTTACATAGTGATAAGGCATATCATTTATAGGCATCCAATTTTTTTCACAGTAAGATCCACCATCTGCATGTGTACGTGGGTCTGGTGGTGATACTCTAACGCGTTCTAATTCTTCATAATTAGTATTTCCTACTTTTGATATAGTAGATAATTCCATCCTACCTTCACCATTAGTAGTAGTATCTCGTCTTACTCCTGATTGTGTTAATACATTATCCCAATTCTGTAACCTTGCATCTTCTAATCCTATAAAAGTCCATAAAGGTTTTTTATCAAGTAAATCTGTATTTACCTTACCCCAATCAGATACTTCGTAATCTTCATTCAATTCACAAATATAATTAGTAGTCCTTAGAACTACATCATCTTCCGGGTTAAGATAAGTCAAAGGCCCCCATGGAGCAGGAAAATTCTGCAAGTTTTCACTGTGGTATAAAAGATAACCTACTCTTCTTAAATTTAGCATCCATTTATCATTATGCCATAAAATAGAAGAATTGGTTAAACCATCACCTTTAGTTTCTGAAAACGGAATTTTAATTTGAGATATATCTCCACCATGATCTAATGTAAATTTACATAAGTTTGATAAATCTTTTCTATTTATAACGTCCGGGTTTTTCATAATTAATTTTTATTTTTAATCTAAAATAGACTTGTTGTATAAATTAGATTTCTATTAAATCCTTTAAAGCCCATTGCAGTAACAACACGATTAATTGGATCAAGTATTGTTTTTTCAAATTGTCTATCATAATCTATCTTAGGTGCAAATTCATAAGGATAATCACCAGGGGCATAAGCAAACACATCACATGATTTATCCATAGAAAAATACATTTTGCATTTTTCACCATTACCCAATGGTTGATATTTACCTTTCTTACCTGAGTTATTTAAAAGATAATTATGATAACCAGCAGACCTTACGCCTATTGGGCATTTAGATGCAATTTCAAACGCATCATAATCATTCACAATATACTTTTGATAATTATTTACTTTCCTAGAAAAACTAATTTGATCTACATTGGCTAATCTGAATTGCCTTTTAATATCTTTAAGTAATGCCGCAAACTTACCCATATCTAATTCATTAACAGAAAAGATATACGTTAATAATTCTTTAAGTTTTTCTCTGGCAAAAATAGGAGTTGACGATTGTATAATTTCAAAACCTTTTGAACTGATTTTGGAAAGATCATCATAGTGAATATTAGGATCTTTCCAAACAATATTTTGCATATACTTTTTCTTGGCTAACCATATTGCATTTTTAGCAATACTCTCCAACTCAAATGATAAAAAGTTTTCTGCATTGTTATCATCAGCATATTTTTGAAGAATCTTTTCAATGTAATCATTTAATCTTACCTCATAAAGCTTAAGTATGAATTCTTTTTCATCACCTTGCCACCCTTCACTCTTTTTAATAACCTCATCAAATTTAACATAAACTGAATCCGTATCAATATAAATACCTACAGGTTTTTCAATCTTACCTGTAACAGTTATACCCATTTCAGTATGAGCTGGTATATCTCTATGCCAAAATTCTTTAAAATATTTGTTAATAAGTTGTTCAGTATATAAAATAGCATCCTTACCTTGGAGTGTAATGGTTTCTGCTATATCAACATTAAAGAAATAAAAATAAGGATTACCGAATGCACCATAGATAGAGTTAAGCATTAACTTAACAGCCTGTTCATAATTATAATACTTAGATGCTTCTTCTTTTATGTTCTGTAATTCCTCAGTCATTTTTATTTTTATACGGTAAGATTAGAAAAGGTTTAAAGGGCACCGTTTCTGATGCCCTTTATTATATTGGAGTGATTTATTAATCCTCGTCAGTAATGGCAACAGCCACAGTAAGATGAGTGTTTGTATCTAATGATCTAAAAACCACTTTATTTTCACATACACTTACCTTGTAATTTTCTTTATCTAAAAGATTAATATATTTCTTATAAATTACAACCTTTGCTCCTTTTTCAACATTTGAATCATAAGAGTGACAAAGTGTAGCATCATAAGAAGTACCTTTAATATTAATTCCTTTTTCACCAATGTAAAGAGTAAAAATATCCTCATCTTTATCAAGGTTAAATAATGATTTCATTTTATCCACATGAGTAGTAAGTAAATCAAAATCAAACATTTTAGAATCAACACCAAATGCTCTATCTGTTTCTTCTTTGCTCATTTCCATAAATGATAATGATGGATCTGTACATGCCAAATTAATCTGAAGATCTTCATTTTCTAAAATAAAATCACTTGCCATTAATTCACCATCATATTCGGTATACTTAATTCTACCTTTTACATCACCATTAAAATGGCTTAATGCGTCAATAACTTTAGTACCGTTATAAAAACTAACCTTTACCGGTTCTTTAATATCAGCATCAAAAATATCAGAAGTTGGTGTGTTAACCAATTTTACGGCATCTCTCTCAGGAAAATACACAGAAGATACCGTACCTTCTTTTGCGATTTTCATAAAGATGAATTTGTCAATTGGAAGTAATTTGCGAACGAATGAACTTAATTCATAACCGTCAATTTTGTTAATAGTTGTTTCCATTTAAAAATTTATTTGTTTATTATTATATTGATTATTGTTACTTAGTTTAAGCTAGAATACAGACTTAGTTTTTAATTCTTTCTTTAAAATAAATCCATTTTTCTGTATGCTTTTAAATGAAGGTGGAGACCAATTTTTATCATAAAGAATATTCTTAAGTTCATATTTAGCTTCATACTTAAAACCATATCTCCATTCTAACCCTGGTAAAAAATCATTTAACCATAAAGGCTTTTTTACACCTATTGCATAATGAATAATAGATGGCACAACAACCTTAAGGTATTTGTCAGGTGGAGTACCAGCCTTCATCATCTTATCTCTATTTTGCATTAGCCTTAAGTCTTTACTATCAGTAAATTTAACCTTTCTACCTTCGGCTAAATACCTATGAATGTTAAAATGATGGAATCTCTGTTCTACTGTCCAACTTGTATATCCTGTAAAATTGAAATATTGGTGATGGATGAATGGGTGCTTCATAAATCTTTCAAAGTAATATTCTAATTTAGGATCCTCGCCATATATGATATTACCGGCATTAATAGAAAGGCCATTCATTTGCTCTAATGTAAAATCAGTTTCAAAGATTTCATTAAACGCATCCATTACATCATACTTATCTTTATTTCTAATGTAAAATAGATTTTCTTTTTTAATACCGAACTCTTCGTACTCATCCCACATGTAACTTAAGTCATTTAAGATAAATACATCATCATCAGATACTAATGTTCTCTTTACTCCAAATTTTTCTTTTAGGTATATAGGCATTAAGATTTTAAATAGACATCCATGACTTAATAAAAATTCTTTTGACTTACCTTCATAGCCATGTTTCTTAATATAGTAATCATAAAGATCATTAAGAATAATAATTTGAGCATTTTTAAATATATCTAAATCGTGCTCTTTAAAAATACCAGCAAGTTTATCTAAATCTATTTTAGTATCATCCACAAATAGGTAAATATCAAACTTCTCCTTTATCCCTTTAGGATAATAACTACATAAGATATTTGTAAACTCTAGACTGGATACGCCTATTGCTAAAGCTTTATCTTTCATAATTAAATTATACTTTTTACTTTATACTTCTTTTTTGGTTTAGCACCTAATTCTTCAGATGCTATAACTTTTTGATTTGTGTTATCCTGTTTTAAGAAAGTGTAATTTGTCATCTTGGCATTTCCTTCACAGAATTTTTTAACTTCATTAGCCATATCCATCGCAGTGGTAACTGGTACATTTTGTGCAATGTGATTAACTTGGCGAGAAGATTCAATTTTAAAATCTAAAGGTAAACCCATTAAGTGCATCATTTCTCTTACATTTAGATAACGGTTTTCAATTGGGTGAACACCATTAAACATATTTCTACCAATAAGAGCAGAAAAAGAATCATGGAAGAAATGTGGAGATGCATCCCAATAACCTAATCCTTGGCTTGTTTTATATTGTTGATGCTCTAACATATCAATAAAAGTCTTTGTAGATTTTTTATTTGAAAAACCTCTTTTAGGATAATGTTTTTCTAACCATTTAATACAGTCATCAATCAGATCGTTATTTTCTAAATATTGTGCAATGGTTCCTTTTTTAAATTTTGCAGCAAACTCAGCATGAGTTAATCCTTCTTTTTCTAAAACATATTCATAAGGCTTAAAGTGATCAGTAACCTTTCCTTCTACCATAAACATATCTTGTTGTGTAGCATCTTCAGGAATTTCTTTTAAATAATCAATAAGATTTTTCTTTTCTCTAAATTTCCAATTTAACATTGGAACTGTTGGTGTATTCCAAAAGAAGTAAAAGGTTCTCATTCTTCTCTGAGGAATTCCATGAAGTTCAGTATTTGTTTTAATAAGAGAAAAACTATATCCGTATTTCTGGCCTATTTCTTTTAACCTATCAACAACACCTTCTCCCATTTTAGTAAAAAGACCTGGGGCATTTTCACCCCAAAGAACTTTAGGCTTAACATGTTCTAAAATATACTCTGAGGAATTATACATCCATTGATTTTGAGTAGCACCAGATCCTCTTGATGCAGCAGTACCTTTTGCAGAATTTAATTGTGATAAACCTGCACAAGGGCAAACTGAATTTACATAATCAACTTCATTAAAAGTTTGTTTAGGTATATCTAAATCTTCATGATCTAATCTGTACATTGGTACATCCGGCCAATATTTTTCAATATGACTTTCGTTTGCAGCAAATGCATCATAACTTAAATGAAATGCCGGTTCATTACCTGCAGATTTTTTACATCCTATAGCACTACCACCAATTAGTGGAATTATAGTACCCCATTTTAATTCTTTTCCCATATTAAATTTTTACTTTTTCAATTTCTAGATCCTCCATAAATGTTAAAGGATCAATTGTACCTTCACTGATTTCATTTTCAAGATATACTATAGTTTCTTTTATAGTATCTTTAATATCTTTTTTAGGTTCCCATCCCATTGATTTAGCCTTGGAAATATCTCCACGAATATTTAATGCTTCACCTGCAATCGGATCATAATGATCAAAAGGTATTTCACCAACACCCATAATATCACCAATCATATTTTTAAGTTCCATTAAGTTAGTCATTTTACCTGTTCCTAAATTAAATGTTTGGTTTGCAGTATCCTCATTTTCCATACAAAGAATATGGAATGCATTAACATCAGATACATCAATGTAATCTCTTGCTTTCATATAGTCACCAAATACAATAGGATTATGACCGCCTTTAATTCTTAAGATAAATCCTGCAAATACTGGTGGGATGGTTCTATTATAATCTTGTAAAGGCCCAGCTACATTAAAGTATCTTAGTGCAGTATAATTTAATCCTTTAGTTCTTTGATATGATTCTGCTAATAATGCAAGACATGCTTTAGTAGTAGAGTATACAGTAGTTGGATCTGATTGAGTTTCACTAAAGCCTTCATCTGGCATTTCACAGTTTTCATATACGGCAGAAGTTTCACTAAAGATGATTCTTTTTACATCAGCCTTTAAGCACCCATTCATTACATTAATACTTCCTAATATATTATTATCTACTGCTTCATATGGATCTTCATTACAGTCATAAATAGAAACAAGACCAGCAAAATGATAAACATAATCAGGTTTAAATTCCTCTATAATGTTTTCCACATATTGATTTCTAATATCTACTTTATGAAAATTTTCAATTTGGTCATGAACTTTAGGTATATATGTACCATGTTCCATATTATCAATAACAGCAATACATTTAGGATTATGACCTCTATTTAATAAATCGTTGATAAAATTTGTTCCAACGAACCCAGCTCCACCGGTGACCAGGATTTTTGTTTCAGAATTATACATTTACAGTTTCAGTTTTTGTTACACGTTCATAAGCTTCCCAGATTTTGTTATCTACATGTTCTCCAGTATAATAAGAATCTTTAAGATACTTTTCTTGGAGGTTATAGAATAATTTCTTATAATGCTCTGGGTTTGCATTTAAGAATTCAATCTTCTTTTTTAAATCTTCTGGTGATTTACATCTAATAAAGTGACCTTCAGGAAACACATTAAAGTCAGTATCGTAAGATGGGTGTAAGAAAGGTATTATACCATAATGTAACATTTCTGCATATTTAGAAGTGACCATACCTTCTTTAATAGGAACGCAGAATGTATATTTGGTACTAAGTAATTCATCGGTCATTGTTTCAATTCTTGTTTCACCTTTAAACCATTTAGGATATTTTTCTTTAATCTCATCATCCCATTTTCCGTAAATATCAGTTTCAATATCTTGATCAACGATATACTCTTTTACTGGATCCCATCGGTCCATTCCGCCTGATCCTTTACCTTGATTTTGTAGCATCATAAATGAATTTGTCTTTTTCATTTCAAACAATTCATCTGTGTTATATCTTTTCTTATCTAAAAGAAATACCGTTTCAATACCAGAATATTCATAAGTTGATGTTATCTTTGCAGTATCTCGGAGTGGAGGATTGCAAAAATATTCTTCTTCTTTAGTAAATGTATTTTGTGCTAAATAATAAGTAGGTCTATTATTAATTCCCCAATCTTTACATGCAAGAATATATCGGTTATCTACAAGTAATCCGACAATAGGAACTTTCTTTTCCAGTTCATTCATTGCTTTAATAATTGGAGCTGCATAGTACTTAAAGAAGTCTAATGATTTAACTTGACCAGTACCATCTTTCTTGTTAATATATTCTGGAATATTAACAGTACTAGTCGGCCCAGTATAAAAGAAAATGTAATCCAAATCTAAACCTTGAATAATTTCAACAGTTTCATCGGTAGACTTTCTCTCTTTCATAGTAGAGTGAAATTCCTTAATATTGTTAGGCACAGTAGGTTCATCCGTTTGCGGTGGACCAAATAAAGAATTTACTTTTGGTTTTTGTTTTGCCCTAAACTTTCCTAAATCATTAGGGCTTAATAGCCAATATTCAATATTAGGATTTCTGTTTGCAATTGAACAAATTAATTGCTTAGGTTCACAATCTCCACCGATTGCACTCCAACTGTTTTCATTAAACTTAATGGCTTTACCTAATTTAAAAAAGCCAATCTTTTTTACATTTTCTTTCATATTAACAATTTTGAATAATGTCTTCTATTACTTGTTTATCTTGTTCATATGTTAGATCATACCAACATATATTTAATTCTTCAAATTTTAAATTATCCATCGAGTTTATAAGATGAGTAATTTCATATTCATTTCTATTTGATAATTTAATACTGCTTAAGTTATCAAATGCTTCTTTTGCAAATATCATATATCCACAGAAGTATCTTCCGTTTACTACGCCATGAGGTTTTTCAATAACTACATCCTCTAGGATAGTAGCAAGTTGTAAATTCCTTGCTCTAGTTTCATAATCCTTATAAGTAACTACAGTATTATTTGGATCATGATATTCTAAACCAATATTACCTTGATAATAATTATCACCAAAGAGACATAAGAAAGGTTCATAAAATTTACCTTCCCATGCTTTAATTGCAGCACCCGGTCCGTATTCATCATCCTTTTGGAATTCATAATAAATGTTTATCTTTTCTTTATACTTAGATAAACTTTCAATAATAGGATGAGATAATTTAGTATTTCTTCCTTTAAAAAAGAAGTCAGATTTGCTTATAGTAACATATACATCTTCTATTCCATTTTCAATACAGAATTCTACACAATACTGAATTGTTGATTTTCCTAAAATTGGATCTATAAGTTTATTTGATCCATACCTAGTAGACCTTCCGGCTGCTAGAATAATTGCTTTTCTTACTCTGCTCATTTGCTATATTTAATTTCTAATTCGTCAAATAATTCATGCCCTTTCTTAAGAAACATACCGGCCAATTCATATCTTTCATTTAACTCAAAGAAAGGTACTGCTCCTAGTAAATGGACTGCTAAAAAGAATTTTAATTGATATTCATCATACCATTCATACATTATGTTTTCTGCTTCTCTACAGAACTTAAGATATTTAGAATTCCTTTCATTGTATATATGGGCCTCATATTTCATTACAAACGATTGCATCAGTTTTCCATAATCATAATAATTCTGTTCTTCAGTACCTCTAGGATCAATAAAAATAAAATCATTATCATATAAGATATTGCTTACTGTTAAATCACCATGAACAAAACCCCAACCTGAAGAAGCATCTAAATTACCTTCATAAGTATACCCGGTTCTTCCTTCTAATTTATCTAAATAAGATCTTGTATCTACATCAGTACCATAACCATCAAAATCATTTACAATATGAATAAGATCGTCTAATTGATCAATTGATTTAATTAAAGGTTGTTCACAGATTTTATCATACCATGTAGGGTACTTATCCATTTCAAATGAAGTATCAGATAAAGGTCTTATCTTAATAAAATTAGGGTGAGTACAATTGGCTAACCAATCCATCTGCTGTTTGAATTTTATTGGATAAACACCAGCTTCTTTAACTACCTTATTATCATGGAGATAAACGCGATCTCCACTATTTCCTACTAAAACTTTACCAGTATGCATTTCATATTATTTTTAAGTGCGAATGTTGAATCTACTTCTGAATCACCAACCATAAGAAAATCTTTAGGTTCATAATCATCAAAGGTTTCAAAAATTAAATCTGCCATATCTGAATGTGGCTTTTTATTAACTACATCATCTCTTGTTACAATCATGTCGAATAAATCGGTACTTATATTATGATAAGACATAATTCTATCTACATTTTCTTTAGATGAATTAGATGCAATAATAACCTTTTCAAATTTAGAATTTTCAATAATCCATAAAAGTAATTGATTAACTTTAGTTTTATAAAGATTCTTTGAAAAAATTTCTCTTTTATAATTTTGTGCTAAATTTGATTCAACTTTAGTTAATTGATATTTCTTTAAAAGAACATCCATACCATAATTAATATCTGCCATTATGGTCTCTAATGGAATTTCTCTTTTTAAGACTCTCTCCAGCGCACGCCTCCAAGAATCTGCATGAGTATCTATTGTAGAAACTAATGTATCATCAAAATCTAATATTAAGCACCTCTCCATTTAATCTGTTTTATTTATTATTATAT